CCCCGTGGGCAGGAGAATGCGTGTTTACTCCACATTCCGGGATAGTACTGCAGTACTATCCCGGAATGTGGAGTAAACACGCATTCTCCTGCCCACGGGGAAGTGGGGGCCATGAGCTTGGCCAGAATGAGCGCACCAAGGACCATAAGAAAGTCCCTCTGTGCGGCGCCTTACGCTTTAACGTCTGCAGACGTGATGGAATGGACCCGCCATCATCAAAAGGGGTCCACCCTGACCTAGTCGAAGGTCTTTAAAAATATCGGCCGCAGAAGGAAAACTGCGAAAAGAAACCTGTTCTGTCCCCTGAGCAGAGCCGATGAGTGAGAGTCGAGGTAGGGAGGGCTGAGGAGAGGAGCTTATGCGTCAGTATCAAACGACGTCCGCGCCCTGGCGCGCTTCGGCGCAAAGGGGTACTTCGCGTAGCTTTCTCGAATCAGCCGTTACCTGGCAAGACTCGCTGGAAGGTGTATGGGGTCAATAATGAGAGGAGAGGGACTGACGCCCCCTCGCTTTGGTAGTCACGTTAAGGGTTCGTTCCGCCGGGAAAGCAAAACCGGTAACATAACCTGCATCCTCCTGGGATGTACGGTGCAGTTTTAAAGAGTAAGGCATTGCACAACGCCACACCCTCGCAACTAACCGACCACCTCTCACAACCTGAATCAACAGGAAGGGCTCTTCGGAGCGACCCCGGGCTAGGTTCCTCTGGGGAACACCCATACACCGTCGACCTCACTCGGAGGAAGGCTGTTCGACAGCGCGGCTAAGACCCGCAGGGCTGTGATAAAAAGAGGCTCAGCCCCTCTTTCCGGTAGAGGCACCACCAAGGGTAGGTGGGTAACAGCACCGGAACGCCATCGGAACGTGGCGTTAACACGTTGACCCGTTAAGGGGCAGGTGGCCGCAAGGCCGACACGTCAAAGCCTCAACAGAATAATAAAAAGATTCCTGTATCTCGCCCGGAGATATCAGGGGGTATGGCACGTACCCAGGGGATTAACAGACCCCAAAATCAAAGTGTGCCACCCCGCGCCTGGAGGGGGTGGAACCGCCTGGGTCCCGAAAGGAACACGACCTGGTCGGCGCAGTGAGGTGGAACCTCAGAAAAAAGCCGTACTAAGGGGGCAACCGTTAACAGCCCCCAAAAAAAAACGAAAATAAAAAATGGAAAAATGTGTGCGACCTGGCACGTGTGGTGGGGGTTAACCTGCCCCCAGTACAGCCCTCCAAAGATACTTGCGTCGCCGCACTGATGGAACTTCCTTCCAGCCCTACGAGGGAGGAAGTCCAGATCGCCGGTACTCTCTTCCAATCAAGGAAGACTCTACCCGCGACCTTCAGTGAGGCGGCGACTTTCCACAAGTATCGGGAAAGTCTCTCTGCACGGCCCAGAAAACTCTCGGATAGCGCCAAAGAAGCTATCCAGCTCGCGGTAGATCTACTACCGCGCGATTGGGACAAATCTGCCCAGCGCTACGCTGAGCAGTGCGTCCCGTCGCTTTCTTCTAATTACGAGAAGAAAGAGCCGCGCCATATGTGGGGCGAGGGTTTCGGGCCGGAGGAGATGAGGGCGTTCTACGCCGGGAAGCATAAAATAAAAATCGGTCGGGAAAGGAGGATCCGGATCCTCAATGACTCGGGTAAAGCAAGGGTGGTGACCATAGCCCCTTACGAGTCGGCCTACCTTAAACCTCTTCATGACTCCCTTTATGATGCGCTCTGCGCATCTGGGGCCGTGTTGAGGGGGCCTCCCACCGACGAAAAAATGAGAAAATTCAAGCCCAGGGAGGGCGAAGTGATGATCTCCGGAGATTACGAAGCCGCTACTGACAATATGAGTAGCGCCGTCACTCGCCACTGCCTCGAAGTCCTTCGATCGAGGAGCCGATACGTCCCGAACTCTGTTTGGGACGCGGCTCTCAGCTTCTTTGGGCCGGCCATCATGTCGTTCCGCGATCAGCGGTTCGTACAGATGACCGGACAGCTGATGGGAAACTTCCTGAGTTTTCCCCTCCTCTGCCTCGCAAACCTGGCGGGGGTGATCGAAGGCCTGGGTATAAAAAAAACAAAAAAACTGATAGCTGCCGGTCGTCTCCTGATCAACGGAGACGACATCGCCTTTATGGCGACTAGGGCAGAAGCGGAAAGGTGGATGGTGGCGTGTGAGTCCTTGTCCCTGAAGGTCTCACGATCAAAAACTCTCGTCCACGAGAGAGTCGTCACCATAAACAGTCATTTCTTCTTGGATGGATCGCTCGTATGGATCCTTCGATCGAAGTCCTTCTCCCTCGAGGAGAAGGCCGACAAGAAAGAGACTGCTTTAGCCAGGCGGGATAGGTGGTGCAACCAGATCGTTTCAGTGATCCGGGAGCACTGGCGTGGGCTGAACTTGGCCCAACGCATCCTATTTTCTCGCCTGGCTTTCCGCCTTTTCAGCCCGCTATGTCGAGATTGCCCTCTGAATCTCGACCTTCCCGGGCCCGTGTACCTTGACGGGCCCTGGAAGCAGTTATGGTTAGAAAAAAATAAATATAAAATAAAGACCCCGTCCGCTCCAATGCTCTTTTGGCGGTTGCCAGCCGACTACGAGAGCACTGCGGAACAACCCAGCACCAAGATGGGTTGGTTCGTCCACCGCCTTTGCACCCAGGCGACGCAGTGGGGACGGACACGGTCTGGAAAAGAAGAGGAAGTGACGCGTCTATCTGAGCTCCATCGAGGAGCTCGCTCTATCTGCTCGGCAGTCTTCGGAATGCCCATCAGAGAACTCCCCTCTACATCCAGTAGAGTTGGAGTCTCCTGCCACTACGGTGACGGGAGGGGGCTAGGCGCGGCCTCAGAAAAAAAGTTATACTATCGGGAGGTTACCCAAGACTGAACTCTGTCAATCATTACAATACTCGCGTTGGCCGTGTGTCGGCCCCCAGACGTAGTGCAGCGCAGCTGCTTTCCATTT